AGGAACAAACACTTGTCTACTAGCTAACGCTGCAGCTCTTACTTCATGGGAGTCCGCTGGATCACCTGTTAGATTGAGCTCAAACGACATCACCACACTTACAGACGATGTATCGGTATACGGCTATATGGCCGTTGCTGCACAGCGTCAGGGTGCAATCGTTTCGCTTCTAACCGTATAAGGATCTATAAATGTCCGTGACGTTGGCAGAGTTCCAGGCTTATGTTGGAACCGATGAGACTACATTCCCCCAGGAGTGTTTGACCGCTGGTTCCGCGTTAGTTTCGACTTACATTGGAGAAGTAGACACCGTTCCGGAGTCTCTCGAAGACCAGGCGATTCTAATAACAAGCTCGGAACTCTTCCACCGTCGCAGCGCTCCTAACGGTGTTGCTCAATTTGCTAGCTTCGATGGTGCTCCCATCCGAGTAGCCAAGGATCCTATGAACGCGGTTTACCCGTTGCTTCAAAGATACGTAGGCTATGCAGTATGAGCGAGATCAACGCGTCTAAGGTCGAGTTCAAACTTGAACTAGCGGACGCTGGGTTGAACGTTTTGGAATACATTCCAGAGCGCATAACTCCTCCAATCGTCATCATGAACTCCGCGCAGCCTTACTTGCAAACCGCACAGTTTGGTGAATGGAGTTTAGGACTTGAATTAGTTTTGGTAGCCTCTACCGCGACTAACAAGAAAGCAACTGAAAACCTAGATCAGCTAATCGAGGATGTTCTGAACGCAATCGAACCTTTGAAATACGTTCGGATAACTTCGGTAAACCAGCCTTACAATCTACAAACAAACAATGCCGAGTATCTGGCAGCGAACTTGTTCGTCCAGCTCGACTTAACACTTTAGAAAGGGAGTTAGCTAAATGCCTGCTTCTACAAGAATCAAAGCTCAAAACATTCTATTCAAGTTTGGTGCTACCGAATACGCTTGCGACGCAAACATGGTTGAACTAACACTAGGAGATGCTCCTGGAGACGTTCAGACATTCTGCGAGGTTAGAGTTGGCGGTCAATGGTCACTACAGCTTGACGGAATCACATCTGGAGATTCATCCAGCCTTTACCGTGTTCTTTGGGACAACTTTGGTGCAACCGCAAACTTCACCATCGCTCCTAACGGCAACGCAGTAGCATCTTCAAGCGAACCTCACTACACCGGAGTCGTTACATTCGACCAGCTACCTCCACTAGCTTTGGTTAGCAACGAGACTTCTGTGTTTAGCGTTACCTTGACTGTCAAGAGCACTCCTCACACTCCTGCTTCTGACATCTACTACGGAGTTACAGTAGACACAACAGCTTAATCATGGCTGAAGGAGTTAAGGTTGTTGGCCTAAACGAAGCCGTTCGAGCACTTCGAGCCATTGGGGTTCCATCCGCTGAAATTGGAGCGGCATCCCAGGAAGCTGGAGAGATCGTAGCTAGTGCAGGCCGCACCTTAGTTCCAGTTCGCACCGGAAGACTCCGGGCAACAATCAAAGCTAGAAAAGTAGCTAGAAAAGTTGTAGTAAGCGCAGGTAACAATTCATCCGTTCCCTACGCTAACCCGATTCACTTTGGTTGGAACTACGATCGAAAGAACCTCCAGGCTAAGAACATTAGACCTAGACCATTCTTTAGCAACGCACTAACTAGGACTAGAAGTCAGGTTTACAAGGCCTTCTTTGATAACATGGAAAGGCTATTCCAGAAGTATTCAAACCGAACACCATAAGGAGAACACAGAATGAATAAGTTTGATTTTGAGAGTTTGACTCTTGAAGAAGTTGAAGTCATCGAAAACTTGACAAACCTAAGTATCGATGAAGCGTTTCAGAACGGTAAGCCTAAAGGCAAAGCCCTATCCGCTTTTGTTTGGGTAGTCCTAAAAAGGGATAACCCTAACTTCAAAATGGAAGACGCTAAAAAAGTAAGTTTGAAAGATGCTCTTGGCATGATCAAGGGTGATGAAGAAAAAAAAGAATAAGGGAGCTATCCGCTAAACGAATGGCGGAGTTCTGCCGGGCATTCAACATAAGTCCGTCGGATTACAAAGCTCTAACTTTGAATGAGTATTTAGCGTTCATAAAGACTTTGAAAAAGGATTAGCATGGCTGGAACTTTAGCTCTAAACGTCGAGATTCTCGGAGAGTTCAAGAAGCTCACCGCTGCAACTAAAGGCGCGGAAGGCAGCCTTGCCGGGCTAAACAAAACTACCAGCGCAATCTCTAGTGGCATGATCAAAGCTCTTGGTGCTATCGGTGTTGGTTTCTCTCTAGGCTTTATCAAAGACCAGTTCGAGCAAGCTGCAAAGGCAGCCGTCGAGGATGTCAAGTCCCAGCAACTCCTAGCTATTGCGATGGAGAACACTGGGAAGGCAACCGCTGCAACCGTAGCAGAAGCCGAAGCATCCATAAAGGCTATGCAGCTTCAAACTTCCGTAGCCGATGACATTCTAAGACCAGCATTCCAAAAGCTATTCATAGCAACCGGAAACGTTACCGATTCAAACCGCTATCTTCAAATTGCCTTGGATACTTCCGCTGCAACTGGTAAAGACCTAGACTCCGTAACGCAAGCTATGGCTAAGTCCCTGGCGGGTCAAGACACGGCTCTTCTAAAGCTCATCCCTTCCCTTCGAGGAGTCGAAGATCCACTTAGCGAATTAGAGAAGACCTTCGCTGGAGCTGCAGAAGCGGCTGCCGATACAGATCCTTACCAGCGCATGAACATTATCTTTGGAGAAATGCAAGAGCAAGTTGGAATGGCCTTGCTTCCAATTCTGAACGAGTTCTCCGATTGGCTAGCTACCCCAGAAGGTCAGGCTAAACTCCAAGAGATCGTGGACGGCATAGTTGAAATTATCGAATCAATTATTGAAGCAGTTGCATACGTCGAAGAAAATAAAGACTGGCTATTGCCAATGGTGGCTGCAATCGGTGGAGTTACCGCAGCGTGGAACTTAGCAACCGCAGCCGTAAATGGTTTTAAGACCGCAGCAGGTATTGCTGCATTCGTTAGCGGTTCTGCAGTGGCAACTACAGGAGCGGTATTAGCAGGATCTGCAACTGGTGGATTTATGGAAGGTCAGCAAGCAATTCGGAACGCTGAAATCCTTTCTGGTGGCACAAGATTTGAAGAAGGTCGTGGCTTATTTGGTGGCGCATTCCAAGCACCAGCACCAGTAATCAATAACAACATAAGCGTTAGAACCGATGCAACCGCTAAAGAGATAGCCGACGCAATCAACCGGGCTAACAGGGCAAGTGGAACGAACCTAATTAGAGCGCGATGATTCCTAACTTTGCTATTGATCAGAACCTAAAGGTCGAGTTCTTAGTTCCCGACTCCGAGGGGAATACCTTTATTCTTGGAATCAGCGAGCTTGGTGGAACTGACGTTCTAGGTGGCTTTGGTGAGTTTGTTCTTGGGGTATCTTTACTTGGTGGGGACGATGTTCTTGCTCCAAGCTCCGGTCTAAAGTGGGAAGAAGTCTCCTGCTCTGTAGCTAGGGCAACTATCTCTGTAGGTGGGTCAGTCCAAGATGCTATTTACTTTCAACCTGATCCTGGAACAGCTAACCTTACACTTCAAAGTTTCGAGCTAGACCCGACTAACAATAAAAACATTCGAGCATCTACAAGAATTAGAGTTCGACTTGAAAGCGACGAATTAGATCGCATTCTATTCCAAGGCACTATTGACACAATCGACGTCACTTACTTAGCAGAAGGCCCAAACCTAATTCAAATTACTAGCTTTGATGCCTATAAGAACTTGGTAAACTCTCGCTTTGCTGTTTGGGATACTACTGGACTTGGAGCTTCTGCAACTCCTAGTGAAATCTTTGAAATTGTTGGCATCGAAAGCGGGCTTGGTCTTAGTGCAGGTTCGGTTGAACTATCCGGTCTTATTCCAACCGTCGATGAAACTAATGTTCTAGTTAGCTCTGTAGTAAATGAAGCTCTTCAAGTAGGACTTGGAATTATTTGGATTGACCAGGAGACTAACGAGCTAGTAGTTATTCCAAGGCCAGCAAACGAAACTGGAACCGCTACAACCTTCATTATTGGTAATAATCATGGAGGCGATTACCACTTATGCCTAAGTGAGCTCAATGTCTTCTCCGATGCAGATGCAGTTTATAACTCTCTAAATGTTACTTTGGCTTCGGACGATACAATCTTTGTCGAGCTAAAGGATCAAGACTCTATTGATCTTTACGGAGAGTCCGCGGTAGATGTAATACTAAACACAACGGACGCAACCGAACTATCTCTTTGGGCTAATCGGGTATTTACTCAAAACCCACAGAACCTAGTGAACCGGGTTCAAACCCCTACAATTGACAGACTTGGGACTTTGACAAACGCAGCGGTGTTTACACCGGGAATGACGGTAGGTGTCAGCTATACTAATAGTCAGCTAGACATCGTTGGATTCTACACTATAATCAAGGTCTCTCACCGCATAGACGTAGACAACTGGTTTACGACTCTTGAACTATGGAAGGAAGCCTAGTGGCTTACAAAGTATTTACTAACGGAAGCGTATTGAACGCATCCGAGATCAACGATAACTTGATGAACCAATCGGTTATGGTATTTAGCAACTCGACAGCTAGAGCTGCAGCATTGACTTCTCCAGTAGAAGGAATGCTTACCTGGTTGCAGGATGCAAATAAATACCAATACTACAGCGGAGCAGGAGCTTGGGTAGATTTAGGGGGCGGTGGAGCAATCTTGCAAGTAGTTTCTGTTGCAAAGACTGACACCTTTACCACTACAAGCGGAACGTTTGCAGACCTTACTGGAATGAGTGCAAGCATTACACCATCTTCTGCTTCTTCTAAAGTTTTAGTTTTTGTGAACTTAGCATCTGGTGTAACAATCAACGCTGCACTTTTTTACAAACTTGTTAGAGGTTCGACTGACATCTTTATTGGTGATACTGAGGGTTCTAGATCAAGAATAACTAAATCTAGTTATACCGGAGCTAGTGGTGAAACTACCGAGGCTTGGCAATTTCTGGACTCCCCAGCAACAACATCAAGCACTACTTACAAAGTCCAAATACGCTCTAGTGTTAATGGGCAAACTGTTGCCGTAAATAGACCCGTTGGTGATGCTGATTCAGCCGCAATTAGCCGAACCGCTTCAAGCATTACTCTCATGGAAGTAGCTGCATAATGGACTACACAATAATTTTGGCAACTAAATACCAAGGTTCTGAATGGACTCTTGACGGAGAATCATACGAGGGTCTTACGTGGCTAAGTAAATCAGCAAAGCCAAGTCAAGAAGAACTTGAAGATCTATGGCCTGCAGTTCAATCTGAACTAAAAGCTAAAGCAAAAGCCATGATTGACGCTAAGGCTTCCGCTATCGCAAAACTAGAAGCTCTCGGTCTAACGGTCGAAGAGGTCGAGGTAGCTTTCGGGCTAACTGCATAATGGCCGACGAAACAACTTCGGTTCGCATTACCCAGGCTGACATCTACAAGAAGCAACTGGAGCACGGAGAGATTCTGATCCAGGTTCTTCAAAAGCTAGATCACCTGGACGATGTTCCAGACCGTCTTCGTGAGGTCGAACTTACACTTGCTAGATTATTTTGGATTGAGAAGATAGCTTACGCAGGACTAGGTGCAGCGATTATCTCAATGATTGGTTTATTGACTACAACGATTGGAGCCTACTAATGGCAAGCGTTCAAGATAACTTCACCGTAGACGCAGGTGGTAAGTTTACCCGCCAGTTTACTTACAAGGTAGACGGATCAGTTGTAAATCTAACTGGCTACGTTGCTAGGGGACAGGTTCGCAGCTCTACCTTCTCGCCTTTGATTCTTGAGTTCATCCCAACCATTACCGCTGGAACTTACGTAATAAACATGACCTTGACACCGGAGCAAACAGTATTACTTCGAGACTCTAACTATGTCTACGCAATCGAGGTTTACAATACCTCGACCGGGGATGTAAGAATTGTAAGTCACGGAGTCATAACCGTAAATCAAAGGATCGTAAGATAATGGCAACTTGGATTAGACCAGTAGAAGGCAACATTACCGACAGCTTTGACGGACATAAAGGACGGACTAACCCACCATCGCGCAACCCTGGCACAGACTACGGAGTTCCTTTTGGGACAGTAGTGGTTGCTCCGGCAGATGGAATTGTTACCGGAATCGTTCCGACCTTCCGGGGTTCTGGTGGACGAATGATCTTTATGAGCTTCCCTGGAGGCTTCAACGCAGACTTCTTACACTTACACACAATCGAGGTAATTGAAGGTCAAGAAGTCAAACAAGGTCAAAGAATTGGTCTATCCGGTGCTTCGGGTTTAGGTTCCGAAAGGGGCTACGGAGCGCACTTGCACTTATCATTCCGCAAGGGTGGATCTCCAACCATGGGAGACGGCAACTTAGACTTCGAGAAAATGCTAATTAGCACTCCTGCCAAGGAGCCAGCAAAAGCCAAAGCTCCTGCAAAGCCTAAGAAGGCTGCAAACACTTACACCGTAGTCAAAGGTGACACACTAACCAAGATAGCCAAAGCTCATGGATCTACAGTTGCAGAGCTAGTCAAACTAAACAAAATCAAAGACAAGAACAAAATCTCTATCGGTCAAGTATTGAAGGTGAGCTAACTATGTGGCTAGACATTATTCGCAGAACCCTAGCGGTCATCATTCTAAAAGTGACTGGAATCTTTGTTGGTGGAGCAGCAATCGGTCTAGAAGTTACCCAGGCTATTGCGATGGCAGCGTTCGCTGGAATCATCGATGTATCCCAAGAACTAGCTAGGGCCTACCTGGCAGACGGCAAAATCGATCCAGATGAGATCAACAAGTCCTTCGGCAAAATAGCAGACACGAAACTCCCTAAGCCTAAGAAGTAAATGTCCGAATCATCTATTAGGATGACGGCATGGAAATCACACAGAAAATTGAAGCTCTAGGCTTCGCAAAGTATCTAGGCACTTTTGAGCCTGGCACAATCGAATGGCACGAAGCCCGCAGGGGAATCGGCGGTTCTGATATCGCGTCCGTAATGGATAAGAACCCTTGGAAGTCCGCTTACACGTTGTTCATGGAGAAGTCCGGTAAACAATGGCAAGACCTTCCAGCAACGATGGCTATGCAAATGGGCACGGCTTTTGAACCTGTCATTAGACAGCTATTCGCGGACAACAATAAAGAATGGCTAAAGGTTCACGAGACTGGAACTTGGGCCAGCATCGAGGATCCAAAGTCCGTGGCTAACGTGGACGGCATAATCGAATGGGCAGACGGTTCTCTTGGAGTCCTAGAGATTAAGTTCTCCCGGATGTATTGGGATCAGCTCCCAGAACACTACAATCTGCAGGTGCAACACTACCTATCCGTCCTAGGTCTAAAGCGCGCTATTGTCGTAGCGGTCGCAGGAGGCGATTGGAAGGAGTTTGAGGTCGTTCGGGATGATTCCCTTATCAAGGAGATGAAAACCCGCCTACAGGCGTTCTACGGCTTCCTAGACACAGATACAGCTCCAGACTACGACGGTTCTGAATCTACCTATGAGACTGTTAGGCAGCTATCCGATGGTCTCCAGGAGGGTGAGATTGAGCTTGGATCCTTATGGGCTAACTTGCTCCAGGCTAAGTCCGAGTCCGAATATTGGGAGACTCAATTCAAGGCACACAAGTCCGCGGTTCTTGCCTTCATGAATGGAGTCAAGTATGGTCTCTTTCAAGGCGAGAAGGTCATCAACTTACAAGCCCGTAATGGCAAACCGTTCATTACGTTCACTAAATAACAGGAGGCAATAAATGGGTTTCGACCTAAGCAATTACGAACCAGTTTCAGAACGTATTCAGAAGTTCTGGAAGACCTATCCAAACGGTCGCATAATCACCGAAATCAAACTGATCAACGAAACCGAAGTTGTAGTTCAGGCTTCGGTGTTTACTGACCGGGAAGACCCAAGACCTGCATCCGTAGATTGGGCCCATGAGACTAGGGGTTCAAGCAACATCAACCGTTCATCATTCTTGGAGAACTGCAGCACTTCGGCTATCGGTCGAGGACTTGCAACTCTAGGTCTATCAGCATCCAAGAACCGTCCTAGCCGTGAAGAGATGATCAAGGCAACTAGAGATTCTCGGAACTTCATCGAGGAGGCTTCGGAGGCTGCAGCTAACAAAGACATCGAGTCTCTCCGGGTGATCTACGCAACCGCCGTCAAGTCACAAGTTGATAATGATGTTCTCGAAGCAATCAAAGCTCTCGCTGATTCGCTAAAGTCCAAGTAAATTGGAAAGGGCTAGAAGCCACAGAAAACTTCTAGCCCGACGCGAAAGCGTCACCCAACCACGATGGGCATTCACCAGTATAGCCCAGGAAGGCACAGAATGAGCCTAGAAGCCGTTGCAGCAGTTTTGCATCACTCCACTAGCACAGCTACCGCTCGAAGCGTTCTCACGGCTCTGGCATGGCATATCGGTAATGACCCAGAAGAGGGTTGTTATCCGTCTCAAACTCGGCTGGCTAAATTAGCCGGGTGTTCCGTTAGACAAGTTCAACGCAATCTCCAGAAGCTGGTCGAGGCAGGGGAAATTGAAATGTCGCAACACAACGGAGAAGGTTATCGATTCGACAGAATTACCAATCGATACTGGATCACTCTTGATTGTCCGGAAGGTTGTGACGGTAGTTTGAGTCATAATCAACGGGGCGTCAAGAAAGGCAGAACGGGGCGTCACCTACGACTACTCGGGGCGTCACCCAAGACGTCACGGGACGGCGTGGATGTCGTGTTAAAAGTAAATAATAATTAACTTAAACTTAAAGAACACTAGAAGGAGAAAACACAGATGGCAATCACAACAATCTACGCAAAAGTAGCCGAAGTAGTAAACGAGGGATACCCAAGACTTAGAGTCTGGGAAACCTATGACTTCAAAGGCGAACCACGAAATCGACTCTGGACAGCTTGGCTAGACAATGCCAGCAATTACAAGAAGGACGATGAAGTAAAGATCGAGGGAGCACTAGGAACCAAGGTCGGAACCTATAACAAGCCCGGACAAGAGACTAAGCAAGTAGTTGAGCACTCTTTGAACAATTGCCTAGTAGAGCTTGTTAGAGCTGCAGAACCTAGAACCGCTTTGGAAGAAGTAATAAACATCGTTGCACCAGGGGAACCTAAGGATCTCCCGTTCTAAATGTTCCAACTCTTTGTTGCTGGAGACCCTAGACCGCAAGGTTCTAAGAAGGCATTCAACCGGGGTAAACACATAGTCCTAGTTGAAGCCAATAAGGATCTCCCTGCCTGGAGAGAAACCATGAAACGCATGTTTGAGCTAAAGATGCTTGAACTTGATAACCCGTTCATCACGGCTATCTCGGTATCAATACAGTTCTGGCTTAGAAGACCCAAGTCAGTAACCAGGCAGTATGCAACGGGAACTTACGACATCGACAAACTAACCAGGGCAGTTCTAGATTCGCTGCAATCAGCCAACGTAATAGTTAACGACAATCTGGTTGTGGATCTAAACGTCCGCAAGACTTATGCCGATGACCATGAACCGGGCATGCAAGTAACGATAATTCCCTTTGATAACGATTCTATAGTTCAAGGCGTGTCGGACTTAGATCGTAAGCGTAGAGGGCTAGTTTGAAGCCATGAAGATACTATTTTTAGATCTCGAAACATCGCCGAACTTGGCTCATGTTTGGGGACTATGGGATCAGAACATAGCTATAACACAGATAGAACGCTCAACGGAAGTAATTTGTTGGGGCGCTCGCTGGCTCGGAAGTGACAAGGTCATCTTCAAGTCAGTTCACCATCATGGTAAAAAAACTATGCTGGATGAATTACACAAGGTCATGGATGACGCAGACGTTCTTATCGGATGGAATAGCGCAGCCTTTGACTCCAAACACATCAAACGAGAGTTCATCGAGAACGGCTATTTACCACCTAGCCCATGGATTGAACTAGATCTAATGAGAACCGTAAAGAATCAATTCAAGTTCCCATCGAACAAGCTCGACTACGTATCCCAAAAGCTAGGGGTTGGAGCTAAGGTGCAACACACCGGATTCCAGCTTTGGCTTGACTGCATGGCTGGGAATGCTAAAGCATGGAAGCTAATGAAGGAATACCAGATTCAGGATGTAAACCTTCTGATTGACCTTTACTACATCTTGTTGCCATGGATAAAGAATCATCCACATGTAGGGGTAAGCGAAGGCAACCCGATATCTTGCCGTAATTGTGGATCCGATAACCTCCAACGCTACGGATTTAGATTTACCGGAAACACGAAGTATCAGCGGTATCTATGCCAGGAGTGTGGAACTAGCCTTCGAGGCGAGATAGTCCTAAGCGGTAAACGATCATAACGATTTTATAACGACACAAAACAAACCGACATAACCGACATAACCGACAATAAAATAAGAACACCACAACACAGGAGGCAATAATGATTGAGTTCCCAACTCACAGACGCAAGGCAGCAATTCGCAAGGCTAATAAAAGAAAGACAGCGCGACGCAACCTAGTAAAGAAGGGAAAGAAGTAATGCTTGACGTAATGAGAGTCTTTATGGCTCTAGGTCTATTCGTATTCGCATGCTTCGGTGCCTACATCGTAGGAGAACCAGCCGTCGCATTGTTAGCTGCAGGAACCGCGTATCTATACCTAATCGCGGAATGGAGCAGTAAATGAAACTATCCGGTGAAGAGCGCAACGCTATCTTGTTTGAAGCTATGCGCTTACTCATGGATGACAATCTGGTATGGAGTAACGACTTCGAGGAGATTCGCCCGGCACTTGGGTCTCTCTTCTTAAAGGCCATGTCAGTTCCACAATTAGCAGAAATACTAACCACGCTAGCAGTAAGGATTGTAAAGACTTATGGATAACTACGAAGAAGAAAAACAGAACCTAATTGATCGTCATGCAGAGCAGCTAAAAGACATCATGGTCAGAGCTTCGGTGGATCAATACAACAAAGGATGGCAGGGAGCAACGCAACATCTAAAGGATGAGATTATCAAAGGCATCGTAAACGACGCAGTAATCAGCACTAACGTCGATGTCAATCACCTGGAGCGCATTGTGAGAATAGTCGAGGAGTCCCGATGAACGAATGCTTATATTGTGACCAGGTATACGACACGAAAGACTATTCCACCTGCCCCAATTGTGCAATAAGCATAGATACAAAGGGCATTACCATTATCCAATTCAAGGAGGATGAAGAATGAAGACACAATACACCAAAGGATTCGAAGCTGGAGTCGAGTATGCAAGGACACAGGTTCTAGAGTTCTTGAATGCTCACCATGATCTAGGAGACATCCTTACACTAGAAGAAGTAATCATAGAAGTAAATGCTTGGGAAACCAAGGACATCGAGACATTGAGAGGATTAGCAGATGGCAGGTTGGCACGACACCGCAGCATGGCGGAATGCAAGGGCTTATGCGAAGACTGTTTTGGAACCGACTTGTGTCTCGTGTGCGAAGGAGCTTGAAGGTGAAGACTGGACAATCGACCACATCGTTCCCCCCGGAAACGGAGAACCTAATCACGACATCAACAACCTACAATCGCTATGCAGATCTTGTAATGGAAGAAAGCAAGACCGAGTCCTACAAAGAATCACCTGGCGAAATGAACGCTTCAAAGCGTAAGGGGGTATGGATACGGATAGGGTATGCCCTTAACGATCTGTTACCTCGAAGCATTAGACCAATCAAAAGCAAGCGTGCAAGATATAAGCGGTGGTATGGGTGGCGCACCCAGGTCATCTCATTACGAATCAACTGGAGATCAATACATAAACGCAAGCTAATGAATAAGTTAGGACTAAGAAATGGCAAATAAGTCATACCCAGTTTTTTCTGCGTATCGCGTTTCACCCCACGCTTCTCCAAGGATTTACGCAGAACAGTCAAATTATCCGGAAGGTTGCAACGAATGATTGAAGATTCAATAAAGAACTGGCTTGAAACGTTGGAACTTAATCTTGAACAAAAAGTGTTGTCGGGTTTATGCCTACGTCTGGCCCAGTCCTTTGACCAACAAAGCAACACAAGCACGGCTGCAGAGCTTCGGAAGACAGTCCTAGAGTTACAGCGTTCCCTCGGCGCTTCTAACGTGGATGTCGACCCGCTGGAGAAGTTACTCACTCGCTAATGCTCCAGCTCCCGACTACTTACACGCCTCCTCTATCGGATGACTTCATAACCGACGGGGATAAGCTCATTGAGTTTGCCAAGATCGCGTGGAGTAGCCCGGAGAGCCCAGACGGCCTAGAATTAGACGAATGGCAGAAGTGGTTGCTTCGAGCTATCCTAGAACGTTACCCGGCTAATCACCCGACCTATCCCAACCGACTCCGGTATCGCCAGGTAGTGATCTCCGTTGGAAGGCAGAACGGTAAGTCACTTATCGCAGCCATGCTGGGACTGTATGGCCTACTCCTTCATGAGATTGGCCCACAGTGCATCTCTCTAGCATCGAGCACCGACCAGGCGAACATCGTTTACAACCGCGTTCTTTACGTCATCAATAGCAACCCATTCTTGAAGAAGCGATTCAAGCGCGCAACGGAGACCCGCGGAATTGTGACTTCGGATGGAGGAGGGCGCTACGATGTCAAGGCAGCTAAGGAAGCGGCACTCCAAGGTATCCCAATTAGCTTTTGTTTGTTCGATGAGCTACACCTTGCAAAAGAGGGAATGTGGTCAGCTGCGGTTCTCGGAACCTCCCAGCGTAAGGATGGAATTGTTGTTGGAATTACGACAGCTGGTGATCAAAACTCGAAGACTCTAATCGACCTTTACAAGTCAGGTAAGGCTGCAGCTAACGGAGCAACGGATCTAGAACGCTTTGGTTTCTTCTTATGGGAAGCACCGGAGAACTCCCGCGTAGATGACCCAAGCGCAATCATGAAGGCTAACCCTTCTATTGCTGCAGGTCGTATTGGCATGGAGCAAGTCATCTCGGACTTGAAGACAATTCCAGAACACGAAGCTAGACGTTATCGACTAAATCAATTCATCGCTGGATCTACGAACTCATGGTTGCCAGGAGACTTGTTTAGAGCTGCAACTGGTAGAGGAGTAACCAATCTAACCGGAGGAGTCTTCTCCGTAGACACTACAACTAACTGGGGTCACGCCACAATAGCTTATGCCAACGACATCGACGGCATTCACGAAACTGAATTGGTCATGTCCTTGGTCTCGCCTACGGAGCAACAACTATTCAATGAGCTAACATCGCTTTATAGCAGACACAGTCCGCGAGCGATAGTGCTGGATGATCGTCAGTTACCTGGTCTAGCCAAGAGACTAAAAAACTCTGGGCTTCCGGTCTGGACACTGTGGGCTAAAGAAGTCTCGTCGGCATGCTCGACTGTCTTTGCTATGTTTAGCACTGGCTCCGTTAGGCACAACAGCGATCCCCTCCTGGTTGCTCAAATGCCTAACGGGGTCGCTAAATACTCCGGAGAGAGTTGGTTCATCTCTCGTAAAGAATCACTTGGAGACATCGACGCAGTAATGGCAACGGTCTTCGCACTCTACGTTTCTTCACGCGCACCACACGCAACAATCGGAGTCTATTAGTCGGTGGTCTGTGGTATCCTTGACTCCAAATGGCATCTATACTTGACAGGCTCCTAAACCGCAAGCCAGAAGTTCGCGCATCGCAGCCTACAATTCCAACCAGACAACCTTCTATTGTCACGCCTAACACAGCTCTAAGTCTGACCGCGGTCTACCGCGCTATTCAGATCATTGGAACTCCGATTAGCAAGATGACAATAAACACTTACCGGTTCGCTACCGGAGTCGAGCTAAAGGTTGAGAACCCAGTTCTAGTAAACAACCCATCGCTAGATCAAAACCGTAAAGACTTCTTATTCCAGACCGTCGTAGATCTAGCCCTCCAGGGCAACGCCTACTGGTATAAGCAATACTCTTCCAACGGTCAGGTAAACAACCTAACCATTCTTCCGGCAGCTTCGGTCATGCCTTCTTACCCAAAGATGCTAGATGGCACAATTGATTACTCCACAATCGTCTACGACTATCTGGGCAAGCGTTACACCAAGCGCGAGATCGAGCACCTAAGAGTCTTTAGCCAATCAGGTCAGCTAATTGGAATCTCACCTATTGCTTCTTGCTACAAAGACATAAGCGCAGCTTTAGATCTACGTGACTACGCTTTGAACTGGTTTACCGCTGCAGGAGTCCCAACCGGAGTCCTAAAGACTAACCAGATGTTGAACAAGGCAGAAGCCGATGAAGTTACTAACAACTGGCACAACAAGCAACAGAACCGTCAAGTTGCAGTTCTTGCTAATGGTTTTGACTACCAACAGATAGCACTTTCACCTAGAGACGCACTATTCACCGAAGTTCAGGATCAGCAGACACAGGCAATCGCCAGGCTATTTGGTATCCCTCCAAGGTTGCTAATCACTTCGGTTCCAGGATCATCTGACACTTACACAAACTTACAAGATGAGAACCAAGTGTTCTTCCGTCATACTCTTATGGCTTACACGGACGCAATCACCGACGCACTTAGCAACTGTCTACCAAGAGGCAACCGGGTCGAGTTTGACTTTGAGCACTTGTTCAAGGCAGATGTCGCAGCACGTTACAACTACTACCAGACCGCAATCGCTGCAGGTATCCTAACCGCCGAAGAGGTCAGAACGAAAGAAGGACTAGATGTCTGAGATGATT